TGTCAAGGCAGACTCCGAAATGGATGAGAACACATGGGAAATCCGAGCCAACATCGAAGAGATGAAGGGTTGGAACATGGACCTCCTTGGTACTCAACACACTGTCTTGCGAGTCAGTGATGGAGATGTGTCTTGGACCGGCCTACCTATGCTCGTTTGGGAGTGATTCGGTTGGCTCTCGACATCAAGGTCGTCACCGAGCAACGGAAGCGGTCGAAGACACACTACGCTGTCATGGTGCAGGGCGAGATGTCCTACTACCTATGTCGTGGTTTGGACAAGTTCGGCAAGCACCCTCAAATAGAGGCTTCGGAAGTTAATTGCAAGTTATGTTCCTCAATCTTCAAAGGGAGAGGGTTGGGTTTATATGAACAAGGAAAGGTGGAATGATTATGAAGGGAGAAGTAAAGCAACTTTTGAGACTATTGCAGAACACACAGAGAATGGCCGTGATTAACGGGAAACCGATGCCACAGGTACAGTCATGTATCATTACATGCGGTCCTACCGAAGCGAATACGGTGTCAATCGTGCGAGACGGTATTACATCGGTATCTGCTATGATTTGCGATATTGAATGGAAGGGAGAGACAGGTGATACTGCCCTCATCGTTCCCGATATTGCTAAATTGATTTCAGCACTGAAGACTCATAGCGGCGTTGTGACCCTAAATCAAACCAAGGACAGACTCAAGATTCTCTCGGCGGGCAAGCAGACCACGCTGGCCGCTAACAAAGAAGCACTTGCTTTCCCCCACACCACGCTTACGGTGAGCGAGTGGCGTGACAAGTCGCAAGACATGTACGACAAAGTTCAGTACGATGGCTACACCATGAAAGACGGTACAATCCGTGAATACTTCTTGCGAGTAACCGTTCCCGAAGCACTTCTCAAGGATGCGATTCAATCCGCTAATATCAACGGGCAGAAGGTAGCGAGGTATGGATTTACTATGTCTAACGGCAACCTCGGACTGACTGTCGGGAAGGACTTGTACGGCGAGGTACATACTACACTCGCAACAGACCAAGACTCGGCTCCATTCGATATGATGTGCGAAGGGGGCTTTGAGAACCTAAACCTCGGCTCTACGCTGGAACTCAAGTTCCTCGACTTCCGAGAGGAAGGGGCAGGCATACATCTCGTTATCGAGGGGCCATACGGCTGTCTGTATCAACGGTGCGTGTGAATGGGATGCCTACTGACCTCTCCGAATGGTCGTCTCGACAGACCGACCAAGTGATACAGAATATCGCATCGAGAGGTTTGCTCCTAAGCAGGGATGAGATACGAAGTGTTCTTTCTAAGATGGGTGAGACGATGTCGATGCGTAAATTGCATCGCAAGATTGCTATTATGGCCTTCGTCTTAGAATTGGATGAGGGAGATACTTGTACCACAGGTCAAATCGCATACGGGGCTATGAAGTTCTGTCGCCCCCAATCTTCAATAACAAAGGATATGGTAGGTGGTATTATGAGAATAATTGCCAAATGGGGCTATGTCCGTATCAGCGTGACTACAATCGAGGGCTGGCCTTCCAACATTTACAGGAGGACTGCACTTGAATGAAATCATCGTAGGCGACATAATGGAAATCGACCTTCCTGCGAATAAGTTCCGTTGTTGCGTGACTTCCCCTCCGTACTTCGGTTTGCGAAGTTATGGCGAAGACGGGAGAGAAATAGGTAAAGGTCAAGCCTTAGATGAATACATCGACGGACTCGTCGAAATGTTTAGCAAAGTGCGAGATTCACTAACCGAAGACGGTACTCTTTGGCTCAATATGGGCGACTGCTACAATGGCTCCGGTGGAGCAGGTAGTGATTACAAGGAAGGTGGTCGCAAGGAGACTCGCAACAAGTACGGTTCTCGTAGCGTTAATGGCGTAGCACCTAAGAACTTACTCGGTGTTCCTTGGAGACTCGCTCTCGCATTACAAGAAGATGGTTGGGTTTTGCGAAGTGAAATCATTTGGAATAAGAGTAAGGCTTACCCTCAACCGGAAGCCTACATCAAACGCCCTGTACCTCGGCACGAAACCATCTTCATGCTCTCGAAGAACCCCGATTATCACTATGTTCCCGACAATCTTTTCACTGTTTGGGATATGACTCCCGTTAGCAAATCCGGCCATGAAGCACCTTACCCTGTGGAACTACCCATGAAGTGCATTCTTGCGGCCACAGACGAAGGGGATTGGGTGTTAGACCCCTTCGCTGGCTCCGGTACTACTGCCGTCGCCGCACAACTCTCCGGACGCAACAGTGTCATGTGTGAACTGTACCCCGATGTAGCCGAGCGTATGGCTGAAAGGATTGACTCTCTACCCGATGCAGAAGGGAAGGATTGGCTCTAAGGGTTTATATGAACATGGCTCATAGAACGAGACATGAAGAAGAAAGGAAAACATATAGTCGGACACGCTCATTTTAACAGCATTTACGGCCCCCATATGTCAGCGAGTGAGAAGGGCTACCCTGCGATTATGGATGAAGCAGTATATCATTTTTACACGGCCAAACATTTCGGTGGTGGGACAGGGTGTGTTGCGTACACGACTTTCGTTGAGGTCTCCGAAGGAGTATTCTTAGTCGGCAATACATGGGTGCATGAAGATTGGAGAGGCGAAGGTCTACACGGAGAGATACTCAAAAGTCGCAACGATTGGCTTAAAGAGGGTCATTTAGCCAGCGACATATACACACTACTTAACCCACAGGACACCACTAAGATTCACCAACTACGCCATGTCGTTAGCAAATTAGAATACAGGCCTAAGCGACTGTGGCTTGCTAAAGGCATCCCTCTCAAGGTGCGATTCCAAATATGGCGCAGTGGACTTGAGTTGTGGGGGAAGACGCTTGATAGTTGAGCGTGGTCGTGGGAATAAAGTCGTCGTGCGATACCGTGACCAAGACGGCAAGAGAGCCAAAAAGACCTACGAAGAAAACCCATACTGCTATGTCCATGAGAAGGACATTCACGATTTGCAAGTACCCTGCAAAGTGGGGAGTAAAACGCACGAAGGACTGTATGGGGAGCCTCTGCGAAAGGTCTCTTTTAGGGACACCGAAGA